AAGCCGCACGACCTCATTCGCGACGGCTTCGATCCGCTGGTCTTCGTAGATGCAATCTGAATCGAAGAACGTGACCAGCGTTCCCGCCGACGCGGTGCGACCCGAGAACGTCAACCGCTTCCGCCGCCCGTACTCGCTCACGGGCAGATGAGCGGTCGAGAATCCAGCCAGCCGCAACGTGCCCAGGCTCGGCGTCCACGTCGTGATGCGCCCGAGCGGCAGCCCGCGAGCGGCGTCCAGGTCAAACGCCTGCACCTCTTGAAGCGACTGACCGCCCCAGGTGATCGTGAACCCTTGGCATGGAATCGCCATGACGGCACCCCGTCATGACTAGCGGGCAACCGTGATGACGCCCTGGCCCCGGATCGCGTCGTTCGTCGCCAGCGTGAGCGTCGAAGACTGCACGGTGTAGTAGCTCGCCGCCGTGCCGCCGACAAGGATCGCGCCTGCAACAGAGAGCTTGTACGTGCCGGTCGAGCCGTCCGCGATGACGATCTTGCCGATGTAGTCGAACGTGATCTGCCGACCCGAACCGCCGTCCTCGGCAGGAACCACGAGCGGCGGCGTCAGCCGGGCAGCAAGTTCGCCGGTCGTTTGCCCGAGGTGGGCAACGTCGATCTGCGAGTCGCCGGCTGCTCCGGGGTTCGTGTTCGAGATGACGATGTTCGTGACGGTGTAACCCTGCACACCCAGCGTGAGTTGAGTGCCAAGGCTCGTGGCTCCACCGGATGCGGTATCGTGCGGGGTCGAGAATGACACGGGCTAGATCTCCTGCCAAAGAATGGTGTAGGTCTGCGTCACGCTGTAGACGGCGGGCAACTCGCCGCCGGCCAACTGCACGAACCCGTCGCTCTCACTGAGCAGCGACACGTTCCTGACTGAAATCCAGTTTCCCAAGGCACCGTTGAAACCATCCAGTACCGCCCGGCAGCGGTCTGCCAGTTCCCTTACTCCCTCATACGTGGTCGCGTACATATCCACGGCCAGCGTCACGGTAGCGATCCCAGACGGGCCGGATAGGGTGGCTTCCCGCTGCACCGCCTGCCGCCGCCAAGTGACGAACGGGATCGCCGCCGAGGCGGGGGCGATGACGGGGTACACCCGGTCGCCCACGATCTCCGCGACGGCGGGGTCGGCGACCAGGGCATCGCCGATGAGGCGTTCGGGGGATTTGACGCTCATGAAAGATTGCCGCCTGTCGTGGTGATCGCACTCAGGGCTTGCTCTAGTGAGATCCGCAGTTCGCGAGTGAGGATTTCCGCCACCGTTTGGCGGGTCTGGTTCCACGCCGTTGTTAGCGGCGGGCGGCCGGTTGAGCCGCCGACCGGCATCGCAGGGATCGTGATCGGATTTTTGCTCTTCCGAAAGAACGCATTGGGGTAGCCCGGCTTTGTCTGAACGCGATGCGGCGTCCCTGACCCTCTCGCGGGTCTCGGAGTGGGGATGAACCCGTCGAAGCCCCCGAGACTGTTGAAGCTCGACGCGATGTATCCGCCCTGCCGGGCGACTGCGTGCGATTGCACTTGCGTCACCTTGCCAGACTTCATGGTTCGCTTGTGCGACTTTCGCGTGTACGGCTTATCGGCTGGCGTTGTGACCGTCCGCTCTTTCGTCCCTTCCTCAAGCCAATACTGATGAAACGCTCGGTCGGGGCCAGCACGAACCTTTCCGCCAGCAGCACTCGCCGAACGCTCGCGACCAGCACGCACGTACCCAAGAATGCCGACCGCGTTCCCATCCTGAGCGTATTCGACAACCTTCGACGTAACGGCTCGCTTCAGGTTGCCCGTCGGCCCGAGCGGCGTCACCTCGCGAAGCCGCAACTCGGCAGGCAGCAATGCCTTCTCCAAAGCGTTCGCAAGAACCCTAGCCCTCGCCGCACGACCGACCGGCGTTTGAGGGAAGATGCGGCCGATTCCGTCTCGCAGTTCAGCAAGACCTTCGAGTTGTGCGGTGAGTTCAATGCGTCCTAGTGCCATTACTCCACCCTCTCCGTGCAGAGCAACTCGTGCTCGCTGCGGTTCGCGTGTTCGAGCAGCGTCGTGATCTCCAGCACCCGACCACGCCACAGGAGCCGCATCGTCTGCACAAGCCCCGTCACGTACCGCAGCCGCACGCGGTGCGTGCCTTCGGTCTGCTGCTGCCCCAAGAGCAGCACCTCGCGAGACGAGAGCCCTTCGACGCTCGCCCATCGCTCGGCAAACGTCGCCCACTCCAGCGTGGTCTCACCGAGCGAGTTGCGTCGCTCGGTCGCCTGCTGGATCGTCACCCGCTCGCGGAGTTTGCCGGGGTCAAGTGCCATAGAGGACCAGGGTGTAGGAGGCGGTGCCGGCGGAATACTGTGGGGCGATATTAAAGATTTGCTGAGCCGATGGCGAGCAATCGCCAACACTTACCCGGCCGAGCGATCTTGCGACTTGCGATTGCGTATCGGTTTCCTCTACCAAGCAGTTTCGGCTCGAAAGGAACACAACTCTTTCCACGCTACTAAACGACACCAAGTTTCCGCTGGCGTCTTTGTACGCACTGGGCTGAATAGAGATCGCGACTGCCGCCGTCCCGCACGTCCCCGTCACGATTGCCACTTGGCCCGTCGTGAGCTCAGTGGAGCCCTCCAGGCTCACCACCTTGAGCGACGTGGTGCCGTCCGTGTCGTGGAACAGCACGTCTACGTTGATGCGGCCGTTAATCGCCATTAGCGGTAGCTCCCCCAGCGGTGCGTGTCGAGCAGGGCCTTGACGCCCAGCGGCACCTCGGCCATCGACGGGGCCACGGCGGTCCTGTGCTCGTACAGGTGCGAGACCATCATGAGAATGGCCGAGCGGATCGCGGCCGGCACGCTGGTGCCATCGGCCCCGTAGCCACCCCACCACGTCACGCTCACGGCGTTCTCGTCATAGAGGTGGCCCGGCCAGGTGCCGGCGTACGTCGTGCGGATGACGCCCGGCGTGGCCGCCCGGTCCACCCGGTACTCGGCCGTGCTAAGCGTGGCCGTCTGCTGCGTCTCGAGCGTGTACGTCACCACCGTGGCCGTAGTCGTGCCAGCCTGTGCCATCGGCGGCCGCGGCAGCTCAAACTCCCGCGGGAAGGCGTCGGTGCGTAGCGTCCACTGCGTGTGGACCAGCGACCGGTCGAGGTACTCCTCCACAAACTCACGGGCGGCCTTGACGATGGCCGAGATGAGCGAGTCGTCATCCGACACGTCTACCCGCAGATGGGCCTTGGCCTCGGAAAGCGTCACGGGCTCGACGGCCGGCTGGGTCGCACGTACGAGGCTGCGGTACTTCACTGCTTGCGGCTCCGCTTCTTCGGCGTGGCGTCGGCGGTCCTTACCTCGGGCTCGACGGCCGCGGTGTCGAGCAGCTCCTGCTGCGTCTCCAATACGGCGTAGCCGGCCAGAATCATCTCGTGGGCCTGGCCGCCGGGTACGTCCAGCACCGCGCCCTTGTTGTACGACCGGAACGGACGCACTAGACGTATCTTCTTCATTCCGGGGCTCTCCATGCAGTTTCTGGCGGCGTCATCGTCTTGGTGTATTCCGAAGTCCACTGGAAAACAGGCTTCTGCAAATCCTTACCCGGCCACGTCACCATGTACTCGCCGTGGCCAATCGTGACCCGTGGCGTCACAAAAACCTTGTTGCCGCTTTCCCGCCAGTTTGACCAAAACCAGATGTCAGGGTCCCGCCGGCCGTCGCCCCAGGTGCCATCAGGAGCTGGCTTGCTCCAAAACCACGGCTTCGTGCACCGCTTCAGCGCGGCCGTGCTCAGGATCGTGCAGCCGAAATGGGCGGTGTCTACCTCCTGGACCGGCGAGGCAAACCACTCGCGCGGCACTGATGTGCTGCCACCCTCAGGCGGATTGTCGAGGTTGCCCTTAAGCGTGAGCATCGGGCGGCCGTCCTCCCGCTTGGTCTGCAGCGGGGCCAGGGCGTCGCACTGGAATGTCAGGGCTAGGGCGAAGAGGTGCTCAATGTCGGCCTGGGAGAAGAAGGAGTCGTAGTCGATAAGCAGCAGATATTCACACTTGTCTATGAAGCCTTCCCACACCCTGGTATGCACCTGGTCCCAGAACACGCCCGTGCCCATTGTGGGCCGGATGTTGAGCGGCATAAGGGCCTGCACCCAGGCGAAGGTGTTGGCCGTAAACGACAGCCTAGGCATCGACAGGCACGCCTCGACCCGCACGTCCACCTCACTGTTGCCAACCGTGATTTTCATGGAGTCTCCAAAAGCGAAACGGCTGGCAAGGCGTGTGCCCTGCCAGCCGTTCACTTTCGGTACT